CTAGAGCCAGTTTTAAACTCAGCATCTAGTGGGCATTTAAGGTTAAGCTGTTCAGTTGTTTCTTTAATTGACAGTTTCACAACTTCCCCCATACTTTGTATGTCATTCTTATTTACTTCAAACTGATATTCATCATGTATTGAAGCTATAAGTTTAACATCCAAACCTTTTTTATAAACATGTTTCATCATGTTTCTCAACCATACCTTACAAGCAATAGCACCTGCACCTTGTATGATTGTGTTAACTGCTTTATGTGCAGACCTAACATTAAATAATCTACCATCTAAACCTCTAACTTTACCTGATTGTGCAGCTTCTTCTACCTGACTTCTAAAAGATTTTAGTCTAGGTAATTCAGATAAAAATTTATCTATAAGTTTTTTACCTAAAGTTAAATCTTTAGAGCCAACTATAGTTGAAATCTTTTTAGCTCCTGCACCAAATAGAAAAGCATATATAAATGTTTTAGCTTGGTCTCTATTAGTTAGACCTGCCATGTTCATGTTCTTTGTATGTATATCTCCATTTAATATTTCATTTGTATAGTCAGGAGTGTCAATGTAATGTGCTAACATTCTCAACTCCAAACCTGATGCATCTGTTCCAAAGATAACATGCGTGTCAGGTTTATCTGTTGTCCATACTTCTCTACACTCTTTACCAAAAGGAGAATATGTAGCAGGTACTTGAGCCATGTTAGGCGAGTTATGGCTCATGCGACCTGATACACAACGCAAAGTAAGGACACGACCATGCACTCTTCCAGTTGTATTACTAACTTCATCCAACCATGAAGAGATTTGAGACGTTCTTTTTTTAAGTAATAAATACTTAGCTATAAGTTTAGCTTCAGGTATATTTGTTATCTTAGACAATACACCTTCATCTACAATAGGTGAGTTCTTATCTGTAAACTTATTAGGTTTCCAACCTAGCATCATAAGTCTTTCAGCTATTTGTTTTCTTGAAGCAAGATTAAATTCTTCATAAGAAACTTTAGTAAAAGGCACACCCTTTTCATACCCACGAGTTTTATTATTTACTTTAGGTACAAACTCTTCTTCTCTTTTTATAGGTGGAAAAGTTTTATGTACATTCTTTTCTATATCTTCAGCTTGGTCTTCAAGTTTAGCTCTTAACTGCATAGCTTTTTGTTGGTCTAAATAAAAACCATTCTTTTCTTGTTTAGAAACAATAGAACGAATATCATGTTCAAGTCTCAAAGAATAATCAGAAAAATTTTTACCTTCCAACTTTAGATGATTATAAACTTTATGAGTTAATTCAACATCTCGTTTGCAATATGTAAGCATTTCATTTGTAAACTTTGAGAAGTCATGAAACTCAATCTTATTATAACCTAGTCTTTTACCCCAGGAATCTAAAGAATGTCCATTCATTCTTTCAGGATTGTACAGTTGAGACATTATCAATGTGTCCTCAATCTGGGGGAGTCTGATATTAGTTTTTGCTAGTCTATTCAGAACTGGTGCATCAAACCCTACACCATTGTGCATCACGATTTTCTCTGCATGTTTCTCAATAAACTTAGGGAACTTATCATAGCAGTCATCACCGACAAAGGCATAGTTATCACCTGACTCCATATTTCTAGCAACGATACAATAAATCTTTGTGGCATCTAAAGAATCTGTTTCTATGTCAACTACTATATTCATTATAAACTAATATACTCCTTAATTGTTTTAATATCAAATAGTTTTTGTAAACTAACTAGATACATACGAGATGCGTTATGGTCTCCACCACTTACTGATACTTTTCTTTCCAAAGAATCTATTATCTTTTTTAGATTCTCAGTTTTAAATACTAATGTTGCATAGACATCTTCACCTACACACAGATTATGAAACCAGTAGTCAGCTTCAGTTGCATTAATACCTGATGGTTTACCATAGCATTGATATTCAATTGCAATGTTACCAGTTCTTTTCCAGACATCTCGTTCAGATTTAACTTCAATCTTTTTATCTTGTAACATTTCTTTTATCAAGTCTTCTCTAACTTTACCATAAGCAAGGTCAATGTCAAACTTCTTTCTGTCTTTTTTACTGGGTGTCAAATTCATCAGCACTCTCCTTAAAAGGGTTATCTATTTCTGACATTCTACCATTTTCAGAAGAATAAAGCAAGTAAGAAGCGACACCAGTTGTTCCTGCATATCTATTCTTTAACACTCTAATCGTAGAAGTATTCTTAGCTATCTCATCATCATCTTGTTGGTTTCTTTCCATACCTATAACTGCATCAGACAACTGAGCAATCGCATGTGAACCACGCAAGTGTGATAGAGATACTTGTTTACCTTCTTCATGACCTTTATCATTATCAAGTCTACGCAGGTGACAAGCAAGTAACATACCTATCTTTGTTTCATGACAAAGACTTCTTAGTTTAGTCATTAACATATCAATGGCTTTTCTTTCATTGCCATCATCTCTGCCTGAGATAATTAAACTTAAATGGTCTACAAATATCCATTTACAATCACAACCTCTAGCCATGTATCGTATACGATTAATAACATCATCATCAGTCATTGAACCAAAGTGGTCAAACAAAACTAATCTTCTGTCACCTTTTAATTCATTAGACCATTTACGTAAGTCTTCAGGGTTTTGTTTTCTCCACTCTTCAGGTTTGTGTAATTCTTTATCAGCATGAATACCAACAAGACCTCTGAATGTTCTTTTCTTTTCTTCTTCAAGAAATAATAAACCAATCTTATCTTTAGTGCTTTTCCATATATGGTATACAAACTCACGCAATAAACTTGATTTACCCATACCAGTGCCTGATGTAAGTGTAACTAACTCACCTACTCTCATGCCATAAAGTTTTTTATTAATACCTTCAAATGGATATGAGCAACTTTCAACATCATCTTCTACCCATAAGTCATCAACAATATCATCATATGTGATAATACCTGCAGGTGTAAATGGTTTAGCATCCCACCATGCACGAGTAAACTGTTCTCTCTTACCTGCTTTAAGATATTCATTTGCATCTTTTAAATCAAGAGATACAACTTTACATTTATTAGGTGAAAATATTTCAGCAACTCTGTTAGCAGATTCTTTTCCTATCTCATCATTATCAAAACAGATAATAATATTATCAAAGCTATCAAGATATTCAAAGTTTTGTTTACAGTCTCTAACTGCAGATGCAACTCCATTCTTAATAGACACAGTTGCCCAACGACTGCCCATCATTTGATAGACTGCCATTGCATCACACTCACCTTCAGTAATTGTAATGTATTTCTGTCCACCACCAAATAAGTTTTGACCAAACAGTTGAGACTCTCCAAAGTTTCCTTGAGCAGTAAACTCTTTTGGTAGTGTTCTAATTTTATTAGCCACATGTTTACCATGTGAATTATAGTATGGATAAATATGTTTAGACACCATACCATTTTGTGATAATGTAGTTACTCCATATTTGTTTGCAGTCTCTTGCGAAATATTTCTATCTTGCAAAGAAGTTGTTTGACCAACATACAAATCTGAATAACTATTTTGATTGTTTGTCATGGGTATCACTTCTAAATCTCCTTTCTCATAATAACCACAGTCAGGTGTAAAGCAATGAGCATGACCATCAGTATATCTAGCCAAGTTATTTTTACTGTTACACTTTGGACACGACTCGTGCCTTAAAAATTTACTTTCCATTTTTAACATCTAACCCCCTAATGTATTTTTGGTTTATCGTCTTTCTTCACTATTCCCTCAAAGAGTAAGTCATCTTGAGTTGGTTCTTCACCTAAATCCATAGCTATTAGCTCTTGGGCAGCATCATTTAATGCATTCTGCATTGTAAGAAATCCATAGAAATCTTTTTCAGCTTTCATAATAGCTGTCAATGATAATGCCCTTGCCATTAAATAAATAGTTTCAGGTGAATCTAGTTCATTAATTAATTCCATAACTACTGCATGAAATTTTGTAACTATTTTTGATTTTTGTTTTTCAGTTAGTTTATCCATTACCATACATTCTCTCCATGTCATCTACAAAACCATTTATATCTTTTAATGGTACTTGTTTTATATCACTTTCACCAGTCACAGATAATACAAAATCAACAACTGATGTTGGTAAATCTTCATGTGTGTTATACATTATTGTTATCTCCTTCCATAAAACCTTCCATTATTATTTGTCTTGATTTTAAGTCATCATTATGAATTATATTTATAAGTTTGTCAAGATACCATCTAGCTTTTTTTAAATCTTCTAGTGGCTTTCCCTTGTAATCATACCTCCACATGTACTTTAAAACATTAGCTTTTAAGTAACCAAGAAATTCTTTGTCACTCATTGATGCTTGTATCGCATCTATACATTCAATCCCATGTTTATTATAGTGCTTGGGATTATTAACATTATCGTATTGGTTTGTATGCGTGTCCATAGTTTTTATCCTTTCTTTTTTCAAAGAAAACTTTTGGCTCGTCACAAGAAACTGCTTTTAATGTGAGAGGTTTTTTAATCTTTGAAGATATATGTTTAACAATATCAGTACAACTTCTAACTGGTTTGGGATAGATTTTTTGATGAAGCACATTGTTAACTTCAATCCAGTATGTTACTAAAAATATATCAAACATATTAATTAATATCCTTTGATACAATACATTTTTTTTGTTGTATTGGTATATACTTAGGGTCAAGTGGTAAACCTTTCATTAATCTTTGTCTTGCCAAATGAGACTCCCATCCAATACAAATGTATCCAGTTCTTTTATATTGATTTCTATCAATACCTCTATTTTTAAACTCTTCATCAGCTATTACATCAGCACTTTCACAGCTAGGTAATTCTCTAACAAAGAGTTCTACTTCACCTATTGGTGAAAGAAAAGTTAAATATAAAGCAAATAATTCTTTCATTATTTATCCAGTTCCTTTCTTACACATTTTTGTTTATAATATACATTACCTAGCAGTGTGATACTAGGATTATGTAACGCAGGTTTTTGTTTTCCAACATACTCCCAAACACATGTCATTGTTTTATTATTGTTTGCTCGTTGATGAAAAAAGTCAATGTTATCAAGGGTATACAGATTAAATATAAACCCAATTATTAGTGTTTCAACTCCCATAATTTACTCCTATCGTATAAAATATTGTAAATATTAATAGTGCCATTGCAAATGAAAAACTTATTTCAAGAATGAACCATAATAATTTTCCATATTTCATGTAGTCTCCTTTCTTTTAATAAACATACACAACTTGGGGTAGTGGTGTGTAATCACTTCTTCTATCCACATGAATAAAAGTTCTTGCTACTCCTACAGTCCAACCTTTAACTATGGCTATTAAAATTAAGTCTTTTCTAAAGACTGAATTAGGTATAGCAATGTCAACTGCACAAGTATCTGTACCCCATTTATCATTACCAATCTTATGGAATGAGTTAGGACTCGCAGGATAGCCACGACTTTTTAACCAGTCGTTGTGTTCTTGTGAACGACAACAAGAAGTTATCTGTAATGGTTCACCCACATCCTCTCTTAAATTTATTAAACAATTTAAGAAACCTTTAGCCAAAATAATATCTTTAGATGTAGGACATTGTAATTCCTTTTCACTAAAGTATTTATTTTCGTAATAGTTTATTAATTGCATCATCTCTTTCCTTTCTTAGTTCTTTAATTCTTTTGTAAGAATCATATAGTTGTTTTGTTAATTGTTGTATTTCTTTTATATATAATTGTTCTTTAGTCATTGTTTTTGTGTTCCTTTCTAAATGACTTCTAAAAAGATTATACACTTTTTAAATTTAATATGTCAAATTAAAAATGTAATAGTCAAATTACTGACATATATTGTTGTAATTATACAACAAACTATCTTCCCCTCCAATCTCTTTTGTCACCTCTTGGTGTTGTTATTTGTCTTTCACACACATGATTACTGTGTGTAGTAATAACCATTTTTTCTTTGTCTGTGCAAGTATAATAACATTTAACAGAGTCTTCACCAAAGAATGGTTCAACTCTTTTTTCTTTTGTTAATCTACATGTAACAAAGTATTGGTTTCTTTGGTCGTAAAGTTTACCTTTGCCAGTCCATTTATAACTCCAACTCTTTGCATCAACAACAAGAAATAAATATATTATAATAATTAATATAATTTTACTCATCATATGTTTCCATATAATCTTGTATCTCTTCAGGTGTCAAAAGATTGACAAGTATTGGGGTGTCTTCACCTATGTATGCACTTGCAATGTTGAAGTCTATAAATTCTTTGGCTTCATCATAAGACATATCGTCCCTTTTAACCAGTTTGGTTATCATTCTGTGCTTATCATAGATAAATACATCTAACATACCACTGCGTGTACCTACACCTATAATACAGTCATCATAATCATCCCATATTTTCATCTATCTCTCCTTTCTTTTATTGCAAGTTGTCGTAGCCATTCATTGCCACCAAAAGGGAAAGCTATAAAACATTCCATCAAAAACTCTGCGTGTTTTATACCTATGCTTTTGGTATATACAACTTCTATTTTTCTATAGTCATCTTGCTCACCACCATTGCCATCAGGTAGGGAATCAGGAAACACATCTCTGATTAGTTCTTTATCATCTCTCACATCAGCATCATCTTGATGTATAACATAGTCATTATACTCATTGAAACCATCAGTGATTTTATATTGTACTAATATTGGCATTAGTTACTCCTTTCTGTAATATATTTATCAAGTGCATAGAACCATAGACCATTGATACAAGGTTCAATCAAGGACACTAACCCTGACTCAAATAAAGATGCACCAGTTAACCAATAGATTGTATTCATAGATATGAATATGTGTCCACATGTATATATAACTGTTCTACCTATGCTTGTTTTAATCATCTCTCATCTCCTCAATCATAGCATCAATTTCTACTGCACAAAAACCACATACCCAACCTTCAACATCACCATCATCACGAGGATATCTATTAACAAACCTACCACTACCAAAGTGGCAAGGTTCACCACACTCCACACATATCTGTGAATCAAATAAGTCTTTAGTCATCACTCAATCCTTTCTTTCATAATCTTTTTAACTTTCTCTTCAACTAATTCCTGAAACCAATCACTATCTGTAATAATATCTAAATTATGTTGAAGATAACTCTCTAATTCCAATGCTAATGGAATCAGACTAGGTTTTATTTCTTGTTTGTTACTCATCATCATCCTCCTT